TTGGATTCGAACTCGGAGGTAGCCGAGCCGAAGTCGGACATTGTGGTCGAGTTTGCGGGTAAGCGGATTAACACGCTGGACGATTTACTGAAGGCCAAAACACCCGATGAGAAGCTGATGGACCAGATTTATGACTTTAATATCGCGGTGGCTAAGGCTAGTCAGTTGGTGGATAAGCTCAAAAAGCATCCGCTGTCTCGTGTGATGCAGATCATGTTTGATCACCCGCAACTGGTCCAGACTTTAGAATGGCAGGCGGGGATAGCCAAGGAAACTTCACTATATTACAGGGAGCTAATGGATGAGCGACAAAAAACACTTATTACCGAACCGGCTAGTCACAACTGAACACCCCGTTCAGGTGGCGCTTTGCCGCCTGTTGGAGGGTACTAATAAAGTTGATGTTGATGAGCTGACCCAAGCCCTTTTGCCTGTCATCCTGGCCGAGAGATCGCTGGAGGATTTAGGGCTAGAGAGAGCCCGTCAGATCGTTGGCCAGCTGATTACCAAGCTAACCAAAGTGACCCCAGACGGTGAAGCGGTGCCAGCTTTTTTGAAAGTCGAGGGCGATAATTACAAACCTATTGAAGACGTCACCGTCACGGATCTCCGCGTTAAGCAGGCCCAACTGAATCAAAGGCGGTCCGGCCTGGGGGTGCAAATCGAAAAGCTGACCGATGTCGGGGAACAGCTCGACTTGCCAGGCATGTCGGAGTTTGAGGCCGAGAAGGATTACGACTCGGAAGCTGAACGCCATTTTTTGCAGGAGGCCAAGACTGACGGTTTGGAACTGACGCATAACAAGGAGGTCGGGCGCTATCGGATCGACTTCTCAGTGGTGGAAGATGGCCAGCCCACCCATTGCAATATCAGTATCCTGGGCGAGAAATGGCATAAAAACAAATTACCCCACGATTTCGCTCGGATGCGGGACTTAACCAAAGAGGGCGAGTTGATGATCCCCTTCACCGCCCGCCAGATATTGTCTGATCCCAGCCAGTGTGTGGCTGAGGTTAAGTCTATCTTCTCTAAGTGGAGACAGGCGCTGGCCGGCTAAATGAAAGAATCCCAGATCCAAACCGCCATCGAACAGGTGCTCCGCATCTATGAGAAAAACGGCGCCTGTGTCTATATCAAGAACAACACTGGTGCCCATAAAACCGATCACGGCGCTTTCATCCGTTTCGGTAAGGTCGGTTCCTCCGATTTCCTGCTGTTCCTGCAAGGTGGGCAGACCGTCTTTTTGGAAGTCAAAACGCCTAAAGGCAGGCAAACGGATCGGCAGAAAGACTTCCAGCGCCGGGTGGAGCAGCTCGGACACAGTTACTTTATCGTGCACTCAGCCCGTGAAGTTTGGCAGATATTAGAGCAGTAACCCATGTTTAACAGCAAGATTCTGGTCGGCGACGTTTTGGTGATGCTAGGCACGCTAGAGGATGCTTCTGTTGACTGCGTTGTCACTTCTCCGCCTTATTGGGGGTTACGGGATTATCAAGTTGACAACCAAATTGGGCTAGAGCCAACGCCAGCCGAATACGTGGAGACGATGGTCAAGGTGTTCGGCGAAGTGGCGCGGGTGTTGAAGCCGAGCGGCACCGTTTGGCTCAACTTGGGGGACAGTTACGCAGGCAGCGGTAAAGGGCCGAGCAAGAGCCTCAACCAAGAGCACCATCACCTGGAGGGCGTCCATTCGGCTATTGTGCCTAACGGCCTGAAACCAAAGGACTTGTGCGGCGCTCCCTGGCGTGTAGCCTTCGGCCTACAGGACGACGGTTGGTATCTACGGCAAGAGATCATATGGCACAAGCCAAATCCGATGCCGGAATCGGTGCGTGATCGCTGTACTAAAGCGCACGAAAGCATTTTCCTGCTGGCTCATCCTGCCAGTGGTGGCAAGTATTATTATGATGCTGATGCGGTGCGGGAGCGGGAAGTCAAAGGCGCCTCATCATCGCGGTTTGACACGGGAAAGACTTTCCACCGTGATGGCGGCGATCGCACACAGCAGGGGTATCGTGAAACGGCTGGCCGAAACAAACGCTCAGTCTGGACGATCTCAACCAAGCCCTACTCGCAAGCGCATTTCGCCACTTTCCCGCCAGAACTGCCGAGAACTTGCATTTTGGCCGGATGCCCTGAAGGCGGGACGGTGCTTGATCCCTTCGCCGGTGCAGGTACAACCTTATTGGTGGCAAATCAACTGCAACGGCACGCTATCGGCATCGAGCTCAACCCCGAATATGCAGCTATGGCTGAACAGCGCATTTATGGCGAGGCTCCGTTACTGAATCAGGTGGCAGTTATATGAAGAAAAAATGCGACTCGTCATTTATCTATGTTTGGGTCGGGTTAGCCCTGTGGAGCCTGCTGTTCTGGGCCGGTATAGCCTGGGGCGCGGTTAAGGCCGTCAGGTGGTTGTTTTGACCCAAGAACAGACGGCACTTCGTGAAATCGGGCTCAGCCCTCCAGCGGTGGAACCGATCACTGAACGGGAAATGATAACCAAGCTGATCTGCACCTGGCGGGGACGGCTGCAAGAGCTAATCCCGCGAGGTGAGGCCCTGGATCAGGAGCTGGTGCAGGTGCAGAAGATGATCGCCTTCGGGCTGCGTGAGGTGCGCGAGCTGGAGGCCGAACTGGAGAGCTTAATCGACTGAGGTATTAATGGCAAACTTTGACCAGATATTCGAATCTATCCTTCACCATGAAGGCCGTATCTTTACCGACTTCAAAACCGACCGCGGCGGGGCCACCAAATTTGGTGTCACCCTGGCCACCCTGCAGCAGCTACAGCCTTCGGCCACCAGGGAAGACGTCGAGGACCTGGAGGAGGCCGAGGCCCGTGACATTTACCTCCGACTGTGGGACGAAGCCAAAGCCGAGCAGCTGGAGATCGACGAAACAGCGGCCGCTTACTATTTTGACAACTATGTTAATGGCGGTCCGAGGATGGCCAATATGACGCTGCAGGCGGCTATCAACCACAAGCTGGCGGCTGGTGATCCTAGTCAGTGGATTTCTGTCGATGGCGCTATCGGCAACGGTACCCGCTCGGCCCTGAACCGGGTGGGCAGCGTGTCCAAGCTGGAGCTGAAAGTCCAGCGCTCCGGCTGGAACTGGAATAATGTCCTGATCGGCTGCCGCTACGGCTACCGACCGGAACGGGGCGACGAACCCAACCGCACCAACCAGGAGATTTATATCGTCGGCTGGGAGAAACGGACCTGGGAGCTGGACGACCAGGGCCGAACCTCACTGGCTGATTGGTCTAATGCTGAGCTAGTGGCCGAGCTGAAGTCGCGCGGCTATAGCGGCGAAACTTTACTGGATATGATTCCTTGAATAACAGATGCTAACCACCACCACTATCAGCTGGGATAAACCTGTTGGCCGAGAATCGGCCCGCGCTTTCGAGTATTTTGTGCTTTATCGGGACATGGCCGCCTCTGAGCGATCCCTGCGTCAATTGGCTGAGGTGGAAGTAAACGGCACAAAAACCGGCTGGACCCAGTTGGGCCGATGGTCGACCAACTACGATTGGCAAGAACGGGTTAAGGATTACGATCTGCACATCTCTAATATGGCCCTGATCGAGGCCCGCCAACAGCACGAGGGCGAAATACGGACGTACACTGAGAACCTGTTTACTACTTCCAAGGCTTTCAACGCCGCTGTAATGAAAAAACTGGCCTGGATTAGCAAGTTACCAGCCGAAGATATGCCCTGCGCCGACCTGCGCCAATTGGCCCTGACCTTCGATATTTCCAACCGCTGGCTGTGCCAGTTGATCGGTATCCAGGAGGGCCCGTCTGGCTAAAATGGCTGAGCTGCAAGTTCAATACATTGATCCGCAGGAGCTGAAACCGTTCGCTGACAATCCGCGGCAACACTCGGAACGCAACATTCAGGATATACAGCGTTCGATCAAAAAGTTCGGCTTCACCAACCCCATCCTGGTACGCCAGGAGGATAATATGGTGGTGGCTGGGCACGGGCGCTTGCAATCAGCCCAGGAGCTGGGCCTGGACGAAGTGCCTGTGATTTATTTGGACTTCTCCGAGAACGACGCCAAGCTCTACGCCATCACCGACAACCGCACAGCCGAAACCTCCGAATGGGATCTGGTGGCCCTGGACGAACTGGTGCAGAGCCTTGAGCTGGGCGAGGGCGAGCTACCTGATACCGGATTCTACGCCGACGAGCTGGAGGAGATCCTGGCCGAGATAGACAGTAGCTCGATTTCCCAGGGGGAGGAGCAGGCCGAGGTGGCGCGACAGACATTATCCCAGCGGTTCCTGGTGCCGCCCTTCTCGGTGCTAGACGCTCGTCAAGGCTACTGGCAGGAACGGAAACGGGCCTGGTTGGCCCTGGGGATAGAGAGCGAGTTGGGGCGAGGTTCAACCCCTAGCACGAGCGCCAGGGCAGAAGATCCGAGTTATCGTGAGATAAAGGGGCGTCTGCTGGCGGTTCCATCCGGTAGCCTGAAGCCTGCCGCCGATTATTCAGACGGGCAGCGCGGTGATGGCCGTGGGCGTCTGCTGGCCGTTCCATCCGGCAGCCTGAAGCCGTTAGACCGCGCCTCCGCTACCAAGAGCCAAGGCGTTAAGGGCGCCTTGGCTGGGGATGAAAGGGCTTCCACCGGCACCTCGATCTTTGACCCGGTGCTCTGTGAACTGGCCTATCGCTGGTTTTGCCCACCTGGCGGCTCTGTCCTTGACCCTTTTGCCGGTGGCTCGGTGCGCGGTATTGTGGCCGCCAAGCTGGGGCGCCGATACGTTGGCGTTGACCTCAGCGGGCGCCAACTGGAGGCTAACCGACAGCAGGCCGAGACTATATTGAACGGCCAGGCGACGGTTGAGCGCGTTGTCACTGATCCGCAGGAGCTGACGCCAGTGCAGACGGTCGAGATGCCGGAGCTGGGGCCGATTAAGGTTAAACGCGAAGACCTGTTCGATTTCGCCGGCGTGCGCGGTTCCAAGGCCAGGGCCGGCCGAGCTATTGCCCTCCAGGCTAAAGGGCTGACCGCTGGCGCCTCCCGACATTCCACCATGCTGGGTCGGGTGGCCCGACTGGCTGAAGCGGTCGAGATACCGGCCCGCATCCATGTGGCCAACAGTAAATCGCTGACGCCAGACCAGCAGGAGGCCATAGCCCACGGGGCTGAGATGGTACCAGGCAAAGCAAATTACTTGAAGACTCTGGTTGCCTCCAGCCGCCAGGACGCCGAAGCTAGGGGCTGGACCCACCTGGAACTGGGCCTGGAAAGCGACACCTATACTGAGGTCAATCGTGGCCAAGCGGCCAATATCCCGGCCGATACTCAACGGGTGGTGGTCTGCGTCGGCTCCGGCACTGGCCTGTCAACCGTTTTGCATGGCCTGGACGACGCCGGCCTGGGATCGGTGCCGGTGCTGGGGGTTAGGGTTGGCATGGAAGGGGCCGAGAAGCTGTTAGACCGTCGCGGTCCGGCTAATTGGCACGATAGGGTAACGTTCGTCGAATCAAGCCTAGACTACGCAAGCCAGGCCCCTGTGCGGCACCTGGGCCAGATCGAACTCGACTGGTACTATGAGGCCAAGTGTCTTCCCTTCCTCCAGCCGGGTGACCTGTTCTATATCCTGGCCAAACGGACAGAGGAACAGGAGCCCAGCGGCGAGCTGAGGCCGGAGTGGATACAGGGCGACAGCCGTCAGGCGCTGCCGCCGGGCGAGTTCGATTTCGTGTTCTCTTGCCCGCCTTATTTTGACCTGGAAGTCTACAGTGAGGAGGAGGGCGACATCTCTAACATGGACTATCCCGACTTCCTGACAGCTTACCGCGATATTATCAGCCAGTCTTGCCAGCGGCTGAAAGACAACCGCCTGGCCTGCTTTGTGGTGGGCGAGGTGCGGGACAAGAAAGGCAACTACCACAACTTGATCGGCGACACTATCCAGGCCTTTCTGGAGGCCGGTCTAGCTTATTATAACGAGGCTATCCTGGTGACATCACTGGGCAGCCTGCCCATTCGGGCGGCTCGAATGTTTTCGGCTGGCCGCAAGCTGGGCAAAACACACCAGAATGTGCTGGTATTTCTAAAAGGCGACGCCAAGCAGGCCGTTGAGGCCCTGGGCGAAGTAGCATTAGATGAATCTATCTTCAATCAACCTTAGCCACTACCGCAAGCCGTTTCTGCGTGAGCTGGTGCCGGACTACAGCTCGGAAATTATTCCGACTGACATGGCCATCCGTGACGACCTTTACCAGGCCGACCCGGTATCCTGGGCTGAGGACTTTCTGGATGTCCACCTGTGGTCTAAACAGCGCCAGGTGCTGGAGTCGGTGTTTAATAACCGACGCACAGTGGTGCGGAGCTGCCACAGCGCGGGCAAGACGTTTATTGCCGCCGTGGCCGTGCTGGCCTTTGCTTATCTGAAGCGGCCCTGCAAGATCATCACCACCGCCCCGACCTGGTACCAGGTCACCGACCTGCTATGGTCTGAGATCCGGCGCCTCTATCGTGACCGCCTGCTACCCAAAGGGTTCCAGGGCGAGGTGTTGACTACTCGTTTAAGGCTGAGCGCCGATCATTTCGCTACCGGTATCAGCCCCAACGAAAGCGTCAATTTCCAGGGCTTCCACTCGGAGAATATCCTGGTAATTTGCGACGAAGCGCCAGGGGTGGCCCGCGACGTGCTGGAGGGGGCCGAATCGTTAATGGCCTCCGGCAACGCGCACATGCTATGGATCGGCAACCCGACTATACCGTCCGGCCACTTCTATGACGCCTTCCGGCTCGACAACTGGGCCAGGATCGCTATCTCGGCCTATGATACGCCCAACTTCAGCGGCGAGGAGGTGCCGTCAGGCCTGGACAATGTGCTGATTTCTAAAGGCTGGGTGGAGGAGAAACGGCTGGAGTGGGGCGAAGATTCTGCCCTGTTTGATAGCCGTATTTTGGGCGTGTTCCCTGATAGCACTGACGAACAGCTGATCTCGCTGCAGGCGGTGGAATCGGCCGTCCAGCGACGGGTGAAGCCTGGCGGCGAGGTGGTGATGGGGGTGGATGTGGCCCGATTCGGCTCTGATGAGACGGTGATTATCGTGCGCCAGGGCGATCAGGTGCTCGACATCCAGAGCCGCAACCAGACCGACATGATGGAAATCTGCGGCCTGGTACAGGATACCCGTACCCGCTTCAGCGCAGATCGGGTGCAGGTGGACGAGATCGGCCTGGGGGCCGGTGTGATCGACCGCCTGCGCGAGATGGGGGTCGAAGCGGTGGGCGTTAATTCGGCCCGGAAAGCGGCCGAAAGTGACAAGTATTTTAACCTCAGAACCGAGCTCTGGTTTATGATTAAGGAGTGGGTCGATCACGGTAGCCTGCCCGACTACCCTAAGCTGACCGAGGACCTGTCAGCGCCGCAGTACAGTTTCACCAGCCGCGGCCAGTACCGGCTGGAGGGCAAGGACGACATCAAGAAACGGATCGGGCGCTCGACCGATTTCGGTGACGCCCTGGCGATAGCATTATATCAACCGCCACCAAAACCGGTTTACAAAATGCGCAAGGTGCGCGGCATATGAACAGCCAGCAGTTTTGTGGCCATCTTTTCATCATCAAGTCACAGGGGCTGCCAGCCTCGGTCCCGTACAAGGTGGAGATATATCTGGATATGAACGAATTTGAGTATCTGGGCCTGGAGGCACAAGGCCGGCCCAGCCCGGACCAGGTTCTGGTCGGTGATACCGAGGCTGAGGCGGTTCAGAGAGCCAAGGACCAGGTTAATGGTCAACTGCTATTATTATGAGATTTAGCCGAATACCGCACTCTTTCTACCTGTTCGACCTCAAGGACCCGGTGATCGAGGAGGACATCGAGGCTGGCCGTTATGGTCGCATGATTATGCTGCGCTGTGACTCTGACCTGGAGTTCCGCGATCTGGTTCACTACGACAAGACGCTATTTATCGTCACCCGCACCAAGCTGGTGCACCCGGATTACTGCCGCTATCGGCTGATGGAACGGGGGCGATTCCTTGAACTTTGTGAGGCCAAGTACGGCCAGCGCTGGGAGCGCAAGGCAGTCAGCATATGAACCTAGCAATCAAACACCCCATCTATGAGTCAATGTCGGCGGATTGGTCATTCTTTCAGATGGCCTATGAGGGCGGCCGAGAGTGGGCCAGCTGGCGGTCCGATTATGGCAGCCAGGGCCGCAGCCGCAGCGATCAAAACTTATGGCAGCACCTGCGCGAGAGCTCGGACGACTACCAGCTCCGTGTCGACCGCAGCATCTACCCCAACTATTGCCGCACCGTGGTTGACGTTTACCGAGATTTCATCTTCGGTTCTGATACCACCATCGGACGGGAGATAGACCTACCAGACATCGACCTATTCCTGGCCGATGTGGATCAAAAGGACTCCTCGATTGACGATTTCATGAAGCGGGCGGCTATTTATGCCCAGGTCTACGGCCATGCGGCCATCTTCGTCGACGCGCCGCAGGCCGATCAGGAGATCTTCACCCTGCGCGACCAGCAACAGCTGGAGCTGAGGCCCTATTTCAGCCTCTATACCGCGCCGGACATTTGTGATTGGAGTCAGGACCGGTTTGGCTCGCTGGAGTGGGTGCGGGTTCAAGAGATCAGCTATCGGTCCAAAGACCCGTTCCAGGAGGAGAGCGAAAAAACGACCAGCTACCGCACCTGGACGCGTGGCGACTGGTATATCCACGATCAGGACGGCCAACTGGTGGCCGAGGGCGAGCACCAGCTGGGCGAGGTGCCGATGGTGCTGGTTTACTTCCAGAAACACCCCACGAAGGAGTTTGTCGGCCTGTCGGCCCTGAACGATATAGCGCCCCTGAACCGGATGCTGGCCAATACGGTATCGTATATCGACGAGTTTATCAGTCGTCAGGCCTTCCCATTTTTGGCCGCGGCTGACGATATGAGCGACGGGCAGGAGGAGGAGATGGTGATCTCGGCCGCCCACCTGTTCCAGTATCCGGCTGAAGCTCAGCCGCCCACTTATGTCAGCCCGCCCACCGACCCGGCCTCGTTCATGAAGGACTACGCCGACGACTACCTGGTGAAAGAGATTATGCGTTCGGCCTCGCTGGACTATTTTGTTAATGCGGCCCAGAGCGGCCTGGCCAAAAAGATGGATTTCCACCGCTTGAACAACGTTTTAACCAGTTTTTCGCGTAACTTGGAGAAGGCCGAAACCGACATCTTCCGCCTGTGGGCTAAGTGGCAGGAGATCCAGGAGCCGCAGGTGGCAATCGACTATCCTGACGACTATGAGATCGAAGGCATCGAGACGGTGCTGAAAAACGCCGAGCTGATCCGCAAAGTCTACGGCGACCAAAGCCCGGCCTTTGTTTCTCAGTACCTGAACCAGGTAGCCAACCGGCTTGATCCCAAGATGACCGAGGAGGAACAGCAGCAGGTGGGCGATCAACTGGACGATAACGCCGAGGATAACCTGCAGGCCCTGGCTACATTGGAAGCTCAGCGGGAGCGGTTTGACGTCTGATGCCTAACGCCTGCTACATTTTTGACATGGATGGCACTTTGACGCCGTCGGCTCAACCGATTGACGCTTCATTCCGGGTCGACCTGTCGGCCTTTATGAGTGACCGCCGGGTGTTCTTTGTTAGCGGTTCGGGATATGACCAGATGGAGTCTCAGCTGGGGCCGGAGCTTTGTCGCCAGGCGGAAGCCGTTTTCCCTTGCCAGGCCGGTCAGGCTTATATGGAAGGGCGGCTGGCTTTCAGCCACCAAACGGATTGGCCGCCTGATTTGTTTGAAGTTTTAGAAGG